GTATTTCATAAACATTTAATGACTATGTGCGGTGGTAATTTATAGAACCAGCCTTAATTCCTTGCCCCCGATGCTTCTATGCATCGGGGGCTTTTTTTATGTCTTTTGTCTTTTTTCCTGATATTCCTATCTTTGCATTATGGATTCAGATATTCAGAAACTTCTTGCAGACATCGCAATGCTCGAGAACGTCACGGAGGATGTGCGTGCTATCCTTACCAAGCTCGTTGAACTGGCTAAGGATGGCGACACCGAAGCCGTGAAGGAACTGCGTGAGATTATTCAGCAGGCAAAGGAGGAGCAGCTGCGTAAAGACTTGTTTGGCGTATGACACAACTTGACCGTATCGAACAGATACACCCTGACTTAATATCGCAGTTCTTTGCCACTGGCAAGTGCGATGCTATTCCCCAAGAGCTACAGAAGTTCTTGGAGCAATTGCAGTGGGCAATGGAAATCTACGAACACGAACGCAACATCACTCGTGCGGCGCGTAAGCTGCAACAGCGCATCAATGCTAACCAAGGTGTCAAGATAGAGCAGCGCACCTGTATGGCTCGACTTTACGAAGCCATCAACTACTTCCAAGTAGACAATAACGTACCCATCAAGATATGGGAGAATCAGTATGCTAACCAATTTGAGAACCTTGCCAAGCTCTGTGCGCTGTCTGGTGACTATAAGACACAAGGCAAGTGCTACGAACGTGCGCTGGAGTGTCGTCGTCGTGCTTCTGAAATCTCCGAAGCCGATAGAGACCTTGGGGTTACGTTCCTTATCACACCAAACATCACAGCCGAGGAACTTGGCTTCTCGAAGAAGAGTCTCAAAGACATTGCAGCGAAACACAACGAAGGTTTTTATGTCACGCTTATCGACTCGCTGCCTGTTGAGCAGAAGGAGAAGAAACGACTGCTGCGTGATGCTGACATACAAGATGCTGAAATAGTGGAGGAGATACAAAATGATTGACGAACACCTAACACCCAACACTCAACACCCAACAGCTGACTTCGAGCATTACTATATGAACCGTGTGCAGCTGTTGGCAAACATCATCGACCCGAATATGCTCTATGCAGAGTGGGCTCGTGCGACGGGTAAGACGGAGGGCGTTATCGTTCCTCGTCTTATCCGTGTAACGAATGATATGCCGGGTGAACTCTCGTTCCTTGTGCATAAGACTTACGTCGCACTGATGACGAACGTCTGGCCTAACATTCAGGCATCGTTCTCTCGTCCTGTCATCGTCGGTGGCAAGCAGCGAGCAATGTTGGAGTATGGTATCGACTATGTGGTGGGCGAGGCAAAGCTACCTTCTCACTTCCGTCGACCACGCTACCCTATTGCCTACGCTAAGCACTCGGTCATCTTTCGCAATGGTGCGCACCTCCAGTTGGTTTCTTCTGATCAGCCTGAGAGTGTCGCTGGTCGTAATGCTGTCCACGCTTTCGTCGAGGAGATGAAGCACAACAGCGGAGAAAAACTAAAGTCGCGACTCTTCCCTTCTCTTCGTGGTGGTTCTGCCGACATCCGTCGCTCTGCCTACTATGAAGGTGTGACAGGTGTGAGCGATACCGCCCGTGTCGACCTTGGTGAGGACGATTGGTTTGAGGAATACGAAAACAAGATGGACCGACAACTCATAGAGGAGATAGCCAGTGTGTCGCTCGCTATCAATCAGTCGCTCTATAAGCAGTTTATGCTTCAGCAAGAGTTGCGCAATACGAAGAACCCTGTCACAATGGAGAAAATAAGACTCGAGAATGAACGCCTTAACGCCTTTGTTGCCCGATGGAAACCACGCTTAGCGGATATGCGAAGAAACGCAATCTACTATATCCGTGCTTCATCGTTCTGCAATAAGGACATCTTGGGTCCAAAGTTCTTCAAGACCCAGCTTGACACGCTCGATATGGATGAGTTCTTGACGGCTATCTGTGCTATTCGTCATAAGGAGGTGACTAACAAGTTCTTCACCACCTACGACCACGAGCGACACCAGTTCAAGGATAGCTATATCTATGACCAGATACTGAAACGAAACCTCAAGGACCACTTTACCCTCACGGCTCGCTATCTTCGCCACTACGATAAGCGTGAACCGCTCTACATTGGTTATGACCCTGGTAACTTTCAGTCGCTCATCGTCGGACAGAAGAAAGACTATGGTAGTCGCTTTGACATCATCAAGGAGTTTTGGGCATACATACCCGACGACCAGCAGAACCTTGCACAGCAGGTGTATTCTTTCTTTGGTACGGATGCAGTGAATAAGGTCATACACCTTTATCCCGACCGTGCAGGAAACAAGACACGTGAGGAATTAGAGCAGATAACTACGGACTCTCTGATGATGAAGGCAGCACTGGAGAGTTACGGCTTTTCAGTTATCCTTTACAACGACGGTGCGCCGACCATTTACCACTGGCAGCAGTTCCGACTTTGTCAGTTGCTCTTTGGTGAGAAACTTCCTTTGCTTCCAAAGGTGCGAATAGATGAGAACGAATGTCAGAACCTTTGCAGTGCTATTCTTATCAGTCCGTTGAAGAAAACAAACGGCAGAATAGAACTCGACAAAGCGTCAGAGAAGAAGGAGGAACTCAAACGACGACCAGGACTAACAACGCAGCTACCAAGTGCAATGATTTACCTTTTATACGGTCTTTATTCCGACCTTATCAAGAAGGAATTAAGCAGTTATCCCGATGATTTGCCTGAAAACATCACGATATAACACCCAATAATGGGTTAAAACGAAAACAAAACGTACTTGAAAATAGGTAATAATGAGGGTTGTTTTACATCGGTGAAAGTCTTATTTTGTTGTGTTTCAACGCTTTGCGTTCTGAAAATAAAAAAACAAAATAAACAAACGATGGAGATCGGGACGCACCGCTGAATTGAGGGAAAGCGGTGCAACGTTCCAAAAGTTGGGAAATATGACAGGGAGGGGATAAAGTCGTCCTTTGTTCCCACAGCGATTTTCAGTAATTTCGCAAGTAATGGAGAAGACAATCGAATTGAACGGCATCGAGGCAATGCAATGGGCAAGGGAGATCAGCAGAGTACCACAAGGTGACTTCACTATCTGCTTCTTTCCTTACGCTCGCTCACAGGGTATGGCAGGCGAGCAGATGGTTGTCAAGGAACATTGCAAGTGGCGCACACAACTACCAGAGGAGTGTTTCAATGTCGATTCCGAGAACTACTTTCTCTTCGAGGACCAAGAGGGAAACCCCAAGATGTGTTATCGTATCCTCATCAGATACATGGGGTTCCCACAAGACGGATATAAACTACATAAGATAAATTGGTTATGACAGATAGTATTGAACTGCACGGCAACGCTGGACTCTACGTCATGGACGGCAATACCTTCTCCTTTCAGATTGGAGAAGGAAGAGAGTTGTCGACAAGCCCAGGGCTACTCGTTCCACAGGGTAGACAGACTTGCCTACATGAACACCAGTGGATGAGTGTGAATGGATACCAAGTGTGTATGCGTGGTATGAACAACGCACAGTGCGAGGAGGTTGCGATGGAGATAAAGCAGAACCGCCTGCTGCCTCGCCTGTATAGCAAGGAGATTAAGATGCTCTATGGTAACGGACCATGCGCCTATAGGCAGACTGTAGAAGGTGGTAAGCTGCGGCGTGAGTACACCGCACTGCCTGCGTGGGATGAGTGGATGAACTCCTGGCAAGAGCGTGGTATGGAAACATCTGCACAGGAGTTCGCTAAGACCTGTATCAAGAACTACTACTGGTTCGGTGACTACTTCGTTAAGTGGCGCTTCTCACGTGGTAAGCGTATTGGTATGTTGCCAGTAGCTGGACTGGAACCCTTGGAGAATAAGCACTGCCGTCTTGCTACCACTCGTAAGGATGTAGCCTACGATCAGATTAATTATGGCGACTTCAATAACGTAGCTGTAGGACGGTGGACATACGGATTAGGCAATTACAAGATATACCCTAAGTTCGCATTGTCAGAAGTTGACAACTATCTATTCGCTGCTGTGTCTCACCACCGTGAGAAATCAGTCGACGAGTTCTACGGTGTGAACGAAACCCACCAGGGCGCACGTCCATATATTCAAGGTAGTAACAAGACTGCCTCCTACATTAACTCCTTCCTGCGTAACTCCCTTGCAGCGAAGATACACATCATCATTCCGAATGCGTGGGTGTCAAGCAAGCGTAATCAGTTAGTGAAGCTATGTGAGGAGAATAAGATTCGCTCGTCTAAGAAGCAGGACTTGGTGAAGTATAACGGTATCAATATCGGTACCGAATATCGTGAATCGCTGCTTGTAGAGTATATGCGATTGGAGCTGCGCAAGATAGGCGACTATCTAAGCGGTGCGGATAACCAAGGCAAGGCTTACTCTTCTATTTCGTTTATGGATAGCTCTGGCAACGAGCAGCAGTGGAGAATCGAGACAATCGACCTTAAATATAAGGAATATATCGAATCTTTGATTTCGTACGATAAACGAGCAGAAGAAGCCTTGCTGTCAAGCGTTGGCTTGGATGCCTCTATCACAGCGGTTAGTAAGGATGGTGTTATCAGCAAGTCGGGTTCTGACGCTTACTATAACTACCTTATCTATATAATGTCGCTCACACCAGAGGACGAGATTTGTGCAGAACCGTTTAATCTCGCTCTCCGCTTGAACTTCCCTGACCTCTATAAGCAAGGCTATCGCATAGGCTTCTATCGTGAGGTTCCTCAGCGACAGGAAGACGTCGCACCGAAAGACAGACTAAATCAACAGCAGTCATGAATATACTCGTAGACATTTTCAAGAACTTCTCCACCTTCAGCCTTTATGCGCCTGGCGTGGAGACTAATATGGACCTGAACGATTTGCGTTCGTCTGGTCTTACGGCTCGCAAGCGTATTGAAATCATCATCAGTCGTGCGGTGTTCGAGGAACTTTTAAAAGAGAAAGAAGGCTCTCTTCTTATGGAAGCTCTGCGTGCTGCTATGGCGAACATGACCATGGCAACTCAAATCATCTTTGATAGTGTGAATCGAAGGAAGGGCGAGGTCAATGTGTATAAGTACGAACTGGAGGCGATGAAGCGTTCTTATATGGAAAACTATTGCAACGCTATCGACACGCTTGTACAGCTGTTGTCTGAACCTACCGAAGGTGAAATCGCTGAGTTGTGGCACAAGACTCCTTACTACCCTATCTTGGAACGTTGCGAAATAAAGACGATGGACCAGATGGATGCTATCTACCCTATTGATGCATCTTATCTTTACTTCTTCAGAACAGTGCCTTTACAGAAGGAAACACTCGATGAAGTTATGTCGGTTTACTTCGAGAAACTTACAGATGACAATCGTGAGCGCATCCGTCCTATCTTATTGCTTGCCTTGGCAAAGAAGACTATCGCAAAGTCGCTCCGTAGGTTTGATATCCTCGAGTTCCCTTCGACGATTCGAAACCTCTTCGATGATAGTCACGCTGCACGCTCTGGCAAGGATGAATCCAGTGCTATCTTCGCACTTGCCGACCGCCTCGATCGTGAGGCAGAAGAACTCCTCTCGAATGCTGACACGCTGCTCTCTTCTGAGGCTGTTTCTGATTTCTGCTCTAATTCTGCGTACAACAACCCTGATGATAATATTATAATGTTGCCATGATGAAGGATATCGAACTTGTATATAAAGGTGAAATACATCGCATCCCTAACCGTTGGGATGCGATGAACGACCGCCAGTATATCCGACTTGTGGGCGACTTCCTTCGTATGGCAGCAGGGGGACTCTCCGCAGGGGAGGTTCGGATTAACTGGCTGTGCGACATCATGGGTTGGAACAAACGCAAGTTCCATTCAGAGGAGCAGATTGCTAACCTCGTCGCAATCTCTGAACAGCTTACGTTTATGTTTCAGATAAACTATCCTGATAACAATAGCGTTCTGGATGGTGTCGACGAGGATACTTACGAGCTGTGTCGTCGTGTCGACCCCTACCGCTTGAATATTCCGCTTGCACGTGTGCTGCGCCGTCTCGACTATCAATACGTAATCGACCTCTGTTTCTGTGCGCAGCTCATCCCTTCTGTTCAGATTGGTGAGCGTTCTTATCCTGGTTATCGGATTGAGACGAGTTTCGGTACGCTTACTTGCTCGCTTACTGCCCTTCAGTATGTCGAGGCGCAGGGACTTATCGAGCGAGGTGAGGAGTCGTTGCCACTGCTCGCTGCCATTCTATACTATCCAGAGAAAGAGTATAATTCTGAGCGTGCGCACGAGTTGGCTAACGATTTCGCTAAACTTCCACTCGAAACGCTTACGGCTATATCGTTTAATTTTCAAGCGTTTAACAATTATCTGTTTAGTAAAACTTCATTCTCTCTGCTGTCTAAGTTCGCTCATAAACCCAAGCAGCCTATCACTACCGATGCCTCTGATGCGCTCTACGACCTCTCCAAGGAGGGACTTGGCAATGCAAAACAGATAGAGCAGATGAACGTACTTACTTATCTGAAGGTGTTGCGCAAGAAGACTATCGATGCGGTTAAGGATATGAAGGGTTTTGGCTGGGATAAATTAAAAATCAGTGAGGAGGTGGGGCTACCTATCTCTGTAATCGATAAGATATTATGATTAAAGATCAGTTTCTCTATTTCGCACAATATCCGTCAAAAGAGGGTGTTCGTGCTATACTTACCAATGGTGCGAGCGACTTCCCCGGTTATAATGACCTTGCGGAGTCTCTTGACAAACTTCCCAATGTGTCGCGCCTACCGGAGATAGCCAACTATGTCTATGGTCAGTCGTTCGATGAATTGAAGCAGCGTATCGACAAGTTAGTGGGTTCGTTCCTGTTCGTGGATTATGGCGAACTGAATATGTCAGCGGATGGACGCAACTCTTATCAGATTACCCAGCGCATCGCCATCACCGTGGCAAGCAAGATGACGAACCGTGCTGACGCTGCTGAATATATGCTTGCCTCCGATTCTGCACTTCGCCTACTCTCTAAGATTCACGCTTGGATGATTGCCGATGCTGAAGAAGGCGAACTCGATTGGATATCTCGAGGCGAACTCGACAAGGCGGAGATGATTCCTTTTGTCGCTACAGAACTCTCCTCGGTTGGATGGACCTTGATGCTCAATTGTGTTGCGCCTGACACGCTTGGAACGCACCTTTTAAGTCGGTCCTTTGCGAAACAGCCTTAAATCCTTACCTTTGTATCGTTAATAAGTTGGTAGAATTATAGTTTGATAGTTAATAGTTTTT